CTGCTGTGTTGATCTTTGAGATACCACCCGATATGTGCGAGTGATCAAACTCAATTTCCTCCACAGCCGATCGGTTCAACTGCGATGCAGTGACCATCAAGATACCCAGCTCTTTGGCTAGATTTCTCAATTCTTCTGAAACATACTTGTCTTTGACAAACAAGTCGTTGGGACTAACCTTGGCACTCACAGGCATCAGCAAGTCCAAGTAGTCTACCATGATAAAGTCCACCCGGTGTCCAGTCTTGATCTGATACTCTTTCAAGAACGCACGAATGTCATTGATGTTGCTCTGTGCTGGCAAGGCCTTGACCTGATAGCTGCCGGCTTTTTTGCCCACCATTCTCACTTTGAGAGCTGCTGTTTCTTTGTCACGGCGAATCTCTTTGGTGCTCATGTTGGTCAACATGGCTGCTGTACGTAGACCTGTTAACTCTTCCGAAAGTTCTAGGGTGATGTAAACACCATGTAGGCCCTGCTGTACCCAGTTCAAGGCAATGTTCATCATCACAAGGCTTTTGCCTGAACCTGACCCGCCCGCGAAGATGTTAAGTTCACCTCGAGAGAATCCACCGTACAGCAGTCGATCCAGTTGCCCCCAACCTGTGCTGACCTGTCCACCAGCATCAAAGTACTTGGAAAACATGCCTTCAGGATCAGCCCAAAAGTCTGTGCCAAGATCTTTGGTCAGCGATATCTGTACAGCATCCTTGATCAGTTTTTCTACTGGCTCAAACTCACCCTTTTCCAACAAGTCTGCTGACTTGAGAATAGCACGTTCCAGTTCTTGGCGCCGAGTAAACGCCTCAAACTCAGTCATGAACCACTCATAGTGTCCTTCATTGAGATCGGGCACAGATTCCAGTTTCACACCAGTAGTGGCTGCAATCTGTGTGCGATCCGGCAGTGTCTTGTGTTGGTCTGAATGTTCTTTGATAAATTTGGCAGCGGATCTCAAACTGCGATCAAAGTTGTCTGGATTGTAGATGTTTTGAACGCGAACATAACTAGCCGCATCCTCTAGCATCATTTCCAAAAACAATTTTTGAACTTCAATGTTGTATTCTTTTAACATTTTTACAAATTTCTGTAGTAATTGCCAATGGCCAAACTATTTTTCCAGTTGGTTCCGCGACGTTGATCTATTTTATCAAGCTCCAAATACCAATCATCATTGATGGTGTGCTCTTGTTTTAGAATTGTTGCTATTCCATTCATTGGTTCAATACCATCAAGTTTGTCAATGGCATCATTCTTAATTGTTTGAGGCAAGACCGCAATAGGAAAGTTATTTACTAGTTGCCAATTAAAGTCGCTGGGGTCTCCTTGTTTGTTGATAGAAATAGTATTTTGGAACCACTGCCACAGTTGAGACAATTCCAGTACGTTGTAGTTGCCAACGGATAAGTTGATTCCAAACATTAAGTTACTGAAATTATCTCTCAACAAACAAATATTGTGGTTGACTTGTTCCCATTTTCCTGGCCATCTTATGTATTCAAAAGCCGAGCCTATTGCGTCAATACTGAAAAATATTTTTACCAATCTGGCTCTTTGCCACTGCTGTATCAGTTGATCTGAAGGATAGCATGTACCGTTTGAATTGTAGCTGATCTGAATATTACTTAGATCAATTTTTTTTAATAGATCAACATGATCGTTGTTGAGCAAGGGCTCACCGCCGTTGAAGTGTAATTTTTTAAGATGTTTAAAATTTAGTTTTGTTTCAAAGTGGTTACCTTTTTGAAATTTTCTACCAATTTGATTTAGTCTAGCGCTATCAAAATTCAACTCATTGGCCCACATACTGCTGTTTTTAGCATTACACATAATACATGCTGAATTACAGGCCCAAGTAGCACTGTGATCTAAGCCTCGTAATTGAAGTTGTGTATCTGTGACTTCTTCAAATTCAATTGCACTTTGTCGACGACTTTTCAATCCCACCTTTTCTGCGTCCCAACATCTTTGACATTCTGTGGGTTGATTTCCTTTATCAAATTCCTTTCGCAATTTAGTAAGGTATTGACTGTTTTCAAAAGAAAACGTGTCAACTGCTTCAATGGCTGTGTGGGATTGACAGCACGGCGCGATTCTTACGTGTGTATCGTTCCATCGATCAACAAACAGTCCATGATATATTTCAGGACAGTAATTTTTTAACAAGACTCTTTTTCCTTAATTCTATTTTGATTCGACTGGTCTCACGTGCCTGAAGTATGGTCAACAATGTTGCCAAACGTCCGTATTTTACCACAGCATCATTGACGTCTTTACATGTATCCCAATTAGGAATGCTAACCGACCAGCCCAATTCCAAAGCACGATCAATCAATTCAATACCAGCTGTGTCTTGATCTGGCACCAGAATGATCTCTCGACCAAGGTTTCTAATCAGTCTGGCCTGAGCATCGCTGACAGTGTTGTGCATCACAGCCACACCACCTATGCTTAAGGCATCAAAAATGCCTTCCGTCACTAACACATACTGCCAATCAGAGTGTTGCTGATCAATTCCAAATACATAACCTGGTTGACTGTTGCTGATATACTTGGGTGCTCGATTATCCAAAAATCTCACAGTATAGCCCACCATAGCATTGTCAAAGCTAAATGGTATCAGCACAAATGGTCTGGTCCAGTGTACTCCGTCATTTCTTATGGCTGTCATGGCTGGAAAATCTTCAGGCACACATCGGTCTCTGAGATATTTCCAATACAACGGCAACTCTGGCGTAATCAACTCACAGCCTGGCGGAAAGTCATCAAATTCTTTGAATTCTATATTGCTTACTGAATTGGCTGTTTTGATTCGATCATCCAATATACCATGTACACTGCGATGTCTCAGACTTTCCAAATTTAGTTGTTCAATTTCTGATTCTGGAACACTGAGAGTCTGGAGCAATGATCTAGCACGGTATGTGACAGATCTACCCAATACAAAGCTAGCTTTGGTACCGCAATTGAAACAATGATAGGTCCAACTTTGATCGTTGAATTTTATACCGCCGCGACTTCTTCGATCATTACAACAGGGCGCATTGAAACTGATCCATCCTGACGGAGTCTGTTTGCGTTTAACAGGCAGATAACCAAGGATGTCTAGCATCCTCTCATTATAGCAGGATCTATGGCGGAAATCAACTTGTCTGCGATCATTCTGTGTCCTTGTTCATTGGGATGACCGCCAGGCATGATCAATTGCCTACGTTGGTTAGCAGGATGATCCCTGAACCACATTGTGGTGGCAAAGTTGGGCCAGATCATGGTCGGTAAATCCAGTGTTTGATCAGCAGGCATGATGTGAAATTGCATCATTGGTATGTTGTGCCTGGCAGCTTGACCATCAAAAAACATAGCAGTTTGAATATAATTCAATCTACATAGTTCGGCACAATTGGTCAGCACCAAATGACGTTTGCTGAGATCTCTAAAGGGTTCTGGCACCACTGAACTACCATACTCAACCCAGGTGCTGTGAACAAACTTGTTCCACGGAGGATCATTGGCAAAGCTTCGATGATTGGGATTGTAAAAACTCAATCTATCGCTGTCAGTGTGCGCAACCAGCACCAAACAGTCTTGTGGATTTGGTTCGTGTTCAAACCACCATAGATAAGTCCACACTGAACTTTGTAAGCTGCCGCCAGCTATGCCAAAGTTTTCTGTGGGCACACCATAGTGTTGTCCCAGCAGGCCCAAAAAGCAATTGGTCTGTCGATATGGGTCATTTTGCGTCCAGCAACTGTGAGCATCTGGCCAACGTTTGGGCAATTCTGGATCCAACAACTCGTCGCCATACATCCACGAGTCGCCGAACCCTACAATTTTTTTAAATTTCATCGATAAATGATATCAGTAATAAATCCGGTGTTGATTTGAACTGTGGCCGCAAGATTGCCCGAAGGCGGTATCACGTAGCCACTGCCACCGTTTATTACATTTATCTCAGCAACACTGCCACCTGGTCCTAATATTGCCACTGCTTCGGCACCAGCACCTGTGCCGCCAATGGACACCTTGGGTGCCGCCAAATATCCGCTGCCCGCATATGTTACTTCAATGCTGTCCACAGTACCGTTGAGCACAATGGCATTGGCTGTGGCTGCTGTGGCAGCATAGTTTCCGTTGTACTGATCCACAGCCAATCTGATCAAGGGATGATAGCCTTCCACATTGATGTACACTGTGTTGGACTGATCATAGTAACTGAATACATTGCCCACATTGTACCACAGAGCTTCGTAATCTTCAGCTGCTTCGGCTTTGATGTTGCCTGTGAAATGATCCATTTCTAGTTGAAATGTGGTCAGACTGGCACCATTGGTAGGCACATGACTGCTGTAGCGCTGGACATTGACATTGATATTACCAGCATTGGGCGGCAAGGCCCAGTCAGGTGCTTGGCTGGGCTGTACATTTTGTGGATAGTTCACAGGTCCGTAAATGTTTGGTATGGTCAGGGTTTGACTTTGTTCAAACGCAGGAAACACTGAATCCACAATGTCAACATCAGCTCTGCCTTGGGCCTGCGCATTCACAAACACAGTCTCATATAGATTGCCACTGAAGCGTTCAATGCTATAGCTGGCTGGCTGAGTTGGCAATTCAGTGCTGTCTGCTGCCAAGATTGTGGCTTTGGCCCGCCCAGTGGCGGCATTTAAAGTTACCAGTTCTGTTTCATACAGCAGTTCGTCGCCGGCCAAGTCAATGAGTCTAAAGAAAAAAGTGCTGCCAGTGATGTTCACAGGTTTTTGATCTTGATTCACAAACTCAAACAATATTACGTTGTCTACACCTTTGTTGATGGTTAATTTTTTAGCGTACACAGGATCCCACCTCCGTTGAAACACAGCGCCTGCCCCAGAGGTATCGATCAAAAGTACACGCTGAATTTGCTGATATAAATATGCTGGGGTTGCGTACATGAAAAACTCCAACAAATATTTATGGGCAGTACAAGATTACAAAAATTAGCAGAAAAATATCCTTTTATCACTTTGTGTGTGTATGCCAGCAATGAATATGTTGGAATAGTTCAAAATCGTGACGACTCGGTGACCACAATCTACGATTTTGGCATACTGGTTACCAGTGCTGACAAACAAAGATTTTTAGAACTGGCCAATGTTTGGTGGTGGGAATCCAATCGCAGCATACCCATAAACATTTTTCTACGCGGCGAGTGGGACGAATTTCGAACCACACTGCGAACTTTTGCCAACAAAGATCTAGAAATTGTTCAAGGCCATGTGTGTAGCCTGGCCGACATTGCCCGCAAGAAGTCTAAAAGAAAGAGTATCACTTTAGTGAGAAGAGTTGATTAAATTTTCAAGATAAGATGCTGCTTTGGCATGTCCTTGTTCATTGAAATGGCCATAAATGCCGTCATAAAAATCTTTCTGATTGGCTTGAATCAAATCACAAAAATTAGTTTTTAAAAAATTCAATACTTCTGCTCTTTTAACCATTGAATCCAAGATGGTGTGATTGTGAAGATTTAGATTGTTGACCATTGGCCTATGGCTATAAATTAGATGCGGCACACTTAAACTTTTCAAGTAGCCCGACAACATTACAACGTCAGTTGCCAAATTTAATATTTCAGCAGTTTCATCAAAATATTTTAAAAACCAATCACCATAAGGTCGTAAATGATTGTCTTGAGTATTTGGCTTTATACTCTGGAAAAAAT